GTGAATGTTTCGCTATTCGCCAATGAAATTGAGCTGCCGTAATCGTACCACCCAATAAGAGGATCGGCCGGGCTTGTTGGCGTGTCATTGTATATTACTACATACCGAAATGGGCCAACCGATCCGGTAGCAGTCAAAACTAAATCAGCTAACACTAATTTATAAGTTCCCGAAGTTTGGGCGCTGCTTGTCGTGGTAATGTTCCGGCTGGATAGATTCGTGTATGTGATTTGTGAAATATCTGCAAGAACCGAGTTTGATGCTGTTGGCAGGGTGTGTGTGAGCGCCACTACCAATTGGCCGGTACCTAGGTTGTGTACCCCCTCTGCTACATTCTCTACGAATGCATTGAATTTGTTGAACGTTGCCATGTGTTTATTTCTTTAAGCGTTTGTTGTGTTATGTTGTAATCCTAAATTTGCCTTTCAAAAGCGGGTATCTGATACCCGTAGACAAAATTTGTTTGAACTCATACTTTAGATCACAGTTCTTTGTCCATGTCACCCAATCTTCGAGTTCAATCAGTACCGTGACCAAATTGGACAGGACAGTAATACCTGTACCAATCGCGTAAACTCCAAGGCTTAAGCCCGTAACGTCGAACACCTCAAATGAGAATGTCCGGCCCGTAAGCACGGACGGGATTGCGGTGGTGGTGCCTTCGTAAAAGCTAATAGGTAAAACAAAGTCCCCATCTTCGCTTGGATAGAAGTCTTTAACCCCGTAGCTGCCCGCCTGAATTGTTATTGGTTGTAAACTCATTGTGTGCCTTTTAATTCGTTTGCCCGTTCATCTGTGATCCACATAAGGAAGTGCCTGCAATTATTACGGCCCCGATCAATAAGTGGCTTATACGATGCCAAATGTTTTTGGTCAATCAAAGTCGAATCTTTTGGCCAATCGCGTAACGCCTCATCTCTTGAAAATACTTTGCCGTTTTTCCTGATACAAAAAGCCCTGCTCGTCTTGATTATCCCCCCCTGATAAATGAAGTAGTTTAGTTTCAATTCATCGGCAAAGTGCAGATTATCCACCTCTCGAACCTTCGCGTATGTATCAAAAGCGTATTGCCTCCAGTACCCTGTTATCGCCCCGTTTACGTCCTTTGTGGTAGTAATGATGTTACGCAATCCGCGTTCGAACTGCGTTACATTCTGCTTGGTTGCTATGCTGGTCAACAGGTAGTTTTTTATCTGCTCCCTTGCCAGATCATTGCGCCCCAACCTGGACAAATACCCGTTGTTTAATAGCTCCCCGTTTTTGTCAATGCCTATTATTGCCCGAATATGTGAAACGTCCTTTGCGATCCGATCCACCTTTGCAGCATCTTGCCCGCTTAGTAGGTAATACTCAGCGTTGCGCCCCGATATTGCCAGCAGCTTTTCGGCGAACCGCTTTAATATGGGCTTCATCTCGTTGTCGCCCAATTCATCAAAAACGCGCTCTATCATATTGGCCTTTGCCAGATTTGAAACGCCCGATTTTAGTTTACCATCCTCCACCCCTAAAGCAGGTAGTATGTCTGCTAATATTCGCCTGTAAAGTGATGCCTCTACGCCTCGCAGTTCCTTTTGAAGCGCCTTTTTGAAGCCTTCAAAATCACTTTCAAAGCCGTCTACCCAATCTGCTATGGCTTTTAAAAGTTCGTTCATATTTCAGCGGGTGCGGGTGCGCCTTCACTTAGCATGCCAATTATTTCCAATGTTTTAGTACCTACTATCTCCCTTTGCTTTGAGTGTGGCAATTTGTAAAAGTTGTCATACTCAATGGCGATCTGATCAAATATGTAGCCCAAATTCGCGTACAAAACACGCTGTTGAAGCGGCACCAGTGGACTTTGCGACCATACCATCTTTGCATCCTCTGTGTAGCCGCTGAAAGGGTTGAAGCGCTCCTTAATTTCCCACTCTTTGAACTCGCCAGGATTGTCTGCATAAATTATACGCATCATATCCCATTCAATCGCTTGCCGTGCCGCCGGGCCTGCGCCGCTGTTGTTGGCGCTTTCAAGGTCTGCCATTAATTCCTCTAGGGTCTTTAGCTTTAAGTCCCTGCTGACAATTATTTGAGCGTTTAAGCCGTCCCGCTTGCCAGTAATGTCGGCCACCGCGTACACGGTAAACTGCCAGCTTTCGGCGTAAAATCGAAAGAACTTATAAACTACATCGTTCGCGTTTTGCTGGTCAATGCTCTTGCCCGTCGCCGTTTCCTGTATCTGCTTACCGTCAAATATTTCGCTGTTTAGGTACGCGCGGCGGCAATCCGCTGCAAGCTCTTTGACGTAGCCCTGTTGCCAGGTCAAGATCGAAACGTCAGGCGAAACATATACAAGCATTTTGGATAAATCCAGCATGTCATTCGGATTGGAAGGCATAGGAGTAACCACTATTTCCTCCATCACAGAAGTAGGGCTTTGCTTCTTGCCTGATCCCTGACACGCTCCGCATGTATGCTCACCAATGTATCCGGCATTGCACCCAGGGGCGGCGCATTCATCGCCGTACCGGATAGAAACGGGCATTGCCACGTTAGCCGCTGTTAAGTCAAGCTCTGAAACAACTTTAAGGGACTTCATCAAATACGGCTCCGCTGCCTCAATTGGCCAAACGTATGTACTCCCGTTTGTCACTTTGTCCCGCTTGTATCCCACCCGCAATGCCTTTACTTCGCCTAATCCGTGCTGAAATTCATCGTATGCCCACACTTCGCCCTCAATGGCGACTTCGCCCCCGTTGATTAGTATTTGTTCACTGTTGCCGCCAACAAATCGCCCTGTTTGGCGAAGCGTTGAAGCAAAGTTTTTTTGATAGCAGGTAAGCTTTTTCAGCGGCTTGTCATGGTTGTCAGGATTTGGCAACATGGTTAAAACCGTCAAATATTGGAGGTCACCGCGATCATAAAAGAAGTCCAGCGCCATTTCGCTTGCCGCCTCAAATGGGTATGGGTCCGCATATTCGCGGTATTCGTCAAAGTCTTTCCACTCCTGAATTATCCAGGCGTTTGGGTCTGTGCAGTTTAATTCAATGAGGCGTTCCCGCAAAAATCCATCTACACCCATGCCGCCCGCATACTTTGCCAACTGCGCTTCAAAGTCGGCTGTTCGTATATCTGCGCTTTCGTCTTCGCCGTATCCTAGTTCCCTGCGGTAGTGAGATCGAAATGCCTTTTCGGTGTATGCAAAGAGGCCAGAAATGATAGAAGGGGTGATCTGGTTGGTAATCTCGCACCGCGATTTGAACAATGCTTTGTCCTCCCGACGGGCATAGATAAGCATATACTTTTCGATGCCTTCGCCAGTGGATAGGGCGGTGTACTTCTGCGCAAGTGATACCGTGCGCTTATAGTTTTGATGCCTCCGTTTATCGGCTGCAACCTGGATTAATCGCTGGTTTATTTCTGCTTGCGTCATAATTGAAAAAGCCCGACCCGTATTGATTCAGGCCGGGCTTTGTATTGTATGTTGCGTCAACGGTTAGGCCCCGATTCCAGGGAACGGCGAAGTGGTTACTTCATTCAGACTGTTCTTTGTGGTAAATGTGATTTGGCCATATTGGAACTCCGTGCGACCTTCAGGTACCACGATGTCAGCACGTAGGCTACCGTTGATCCCAGCGTCACCGCCGAAAATCGTGTCATCCTGTTCACTCCAAAGTTTGACTTGTGTGGTTCCGTTTGCGCGCCATGCAATCAGGGCGGCATAGTTTGCAGTGGTCAGGTCGTAGATTTTGAATGTCAAAACCTTGTTACCTGCAACGCTATAAACTTGGTCAAGTGGAATATCCACCTCTGTGACTTCGCCTTCAGCCCATGCGCCAATGCCGGAAATTTCCCGGATTTTACAAGCCACGTTTGCAGCGGGAACAACGTCGTCCTGGTCAATGCGGCCTGACCATTCTACAAGGCTGGTCACGTCCGTCAGTTGATCGACGGTAGTAGGGCGCGTTACATATATTTTGAAAACTTGCCCCCGTTTGATCGTTTGGCAGGTATCATCAAAGGAAATTGCAGGTAGTACAACTGTGCAAGCCATAGTATTAGTGCGTGTTTGTTTGCACAAAAATAATACTAATATTCGGCCGCTTTTGCAACCTAGTCCCGCAAATTGGGGTAATTCGGTTTTACCGGACTGTTGAATGTACCATTACCTGTTGCTTTATTGCGTTGGTCATTGTCCAGTAGCGGGCTGCATCAATGCCGTGATTCCATTTATCTATGGCTTTTCCCGTCGGGCTTTCGCTCATCCGGTCTTTCTGCCATTCGTAATTATCCAGCTCAGCTTTTAGGTTTACGCTGCGAGCTGTGATACATATCTGGAAAGATTGCATCTGTGCAATGCCCGCCTTTATACTGCCTTCGCCTTTCTTTGCCGCTTCGATGTTATAAAAGCCCTTTGTGCGCATTTCTGCAATGGCTTCCGGGTTTGGGTCTGCAATGATCTTCATCGTTGGCAGTACGCCCCTGGTTTTCATCATTTCCGAACGCGTGGCACTTGTCAGGTTGTTTTCGTATATCACCTCATCCAAGTAAAGTTTGCCGCCGCTTATCCCACAACGTACTAATGCCGTCGGGTCAGGGTAAAACCCCCAATCTAGGCCGTAACCCCATTTCTTGCAATCGGTCGGGAAATCAGGTACGATGGTGTACTCTGGGAATACAAGCCCCTGTTTGAGGCTGCCCCATTCACCAAGCGCATAAACCGCGTATTCATCCGGCTTTTTGATCTTCAGGATCTCAAATTCATTCCTTTGGCTGTCCGGCGTGAAATGGTTGTCTAGGTAGGTGGTTTTCAGGGTAAACGGCTGGTATAGGTCAGACTTAAAAAAGTAGTCGTGAATCCAGCTTTCCTTTGAAATAGGGTTAAAGGTCAGGTGTATGTGGTTGGATGCTTTCACGGAGCGCAAGCGTCGGTTTAGCTCTGTAAAGTCGCTGCTTGATACCGTCCCTTTACGGTCTATTGGTTCTTCCAACCAAATGTCGGTAACGTCGGCAATGGAAGTGATCTTTCCGAGG